ACCCCATAGTGTTCTCAACGATATAATTAATACCACCAAGACGTACAGAGACGGACTCTTGATCGCCATAGGTATTACCGAAGGTGAACGCCTCCGAAATTAATGACGATAAATTCCCACCCGGAAAGTATGCAACATTACCAACATGGGCATTGCTATGTCCATCCTCACGATCAGGTGAATCTGAATCTGTGACTAAGTTAATTGACTTAATAAGCCTATAGACTGGGGCGAGGTTGTCAACCTCAGCGTAGTGACGATATATATTTAATCCAGTTAATCGTGGATTAAAGTCATCTGTATCCACTTTAAGCGTAAAATGTACACCCTTATCGTCGTCAACAAACTTGCTCTTAAAAAATTGATCCTGAAACTGTGCCTCCTGATTACCATCAAATAGAGCCACCGCTTTATAATAATATGTACCTGTAGCATTTTTACCGACTATATCAGCAACATGCTCAAGTTCCCATGTTGAAGGATAGGTTGGACTGGCACTATCGAACTTCAGCGCATCATAGCTCAATCCCTGAGCCGGAGAAGCCTTGTGCATAAAAAATTTGCGATCAATATACTGTAAGAATCCAACATCGTTATTATCCCCATTTGCGAATCTCAGGCTGTTGGATAGTGGAATGATTTGTATGTCACTTGGGGGACTTGAAGAGAGTGTTGTTAGTGCAGTTTTAGCTCCAAATGTACCATTACTATTAACTGCGAAAGTCACTATCTGGTTGTTTTGTGATTCATATCCTACCCAGATAGCACCGTTTGTTAAATGTGAGTCAACCCAATAAAATAACTTGGTAAGATGAGATCCTGCTAATGTACCCTTGCTCTCTAACCCTTTTCGTTTTAATAGCTTCCCCTTGACATCCACATCAAAATTTTCAGTATCAGAGCTCGCCATCTGTGGAATATCTTCCGGGTCAACATTGGTTATTAGTCCTCCATCAAATAATGGTATTTCAATTATCATAGCACATCGAGAACCTGTTCAGACCCATAGAGATGCCTATGTGGATGCTGTGATTTTACTGCATCCCGATTAAACATATATCTCTGCATATGTCTATCAGCTTTACTATAACTCCCTAAGTCTTCAAAAAGCATAGCTTTGGAGTAGTCAATCAGAAAAGGATGGTATGCCTGTTGAACCGATGGTTTGTCTCCAGCGGTTGCATGGGGATATGCGCTCCCGGCAACCGTTGCACGACCACCAAGTCCAAGTTTATCCCACTGAACAAGAAGAAGCTCCATGGTCGTATATAAGGATCTCTCCATTGTCTGTTCTTCGTCTATCTGAACAATTTGCTCTGTGTTGACGAATGTTCCAGTTATATCGGTAATAACGAGAGTTCCTGTGTCATTATCACTTATATCTTCAAAAATCTTAGCTGTTGCGTTACTTGTTAATCCTTGTACGTTCTCACCAACTGTGAAGTAATTTGACACTAAATCCTTATAATTCAATTTCTTATATGCGGTTGCGCTGTCACTTGCATTGTTAACAGTCGCATTGTATTTGAATTGAATTATCCCGGTTTGAGATGGGGATGGGTAAAGTATGAGATTATTACCCTGAATATCGTAATTGGTTGGAATCCCGGTATAGTAGTCATCGTTCGCATTCCTGCGTGGCATTTTAGCCTTGTCCCTGTAGGTCTTAAGAACCCTATTGCGGAATTCTACATACCCACTGATTTCTATAAAATCATCTGGGAGAGCGATTGTATGATCACCAGCATCAATAAATATAGATAAATTGCGCTGATAACAACGAGAATGAAAAGCGAAGTCCTGCTGGGCTTCCTCTAAATATTTCTTTGCCTTTTGCTTGGTCTCATCGGACGGCTCGAATGGTATCGATGCCCTGTCTACCATATCCGACCAAAGCATTATGCCCTACCTTGTGTACCAATACCTTTTGGCTTTTCGACCTGATATCTATCGTTGAGTGTTTTTATTTGACTGACAGCATTTGTGTATGCAATACCAGCCCTATCAGGCTTGTTGTCCATTTTCCATAACTGGCTTTCAGCGAAATCAAGAATAGGTTCTTGTAGCGAAACATTCAGTTCACATTCAGCAGATAAAGCCTGACTAACATTTGCGACAGCACTACCTGAAGTGAACTCTAATGGATTTTTAATATACCAAACGTCTACAGCCTCAACTGTGGTTGGTTCAACATAAAGAGATTCTTTGAATACGTAAGCTACTACATTAGAATCTGATCCCGCTAAATAAGAATTTTCCAATCTTTTAACATCTTGTGGTTCTATCATGTTTGCAAATCCAATGGGATCTAAAGCAAAGCTACCAGAGCTTCCAGTTTTATTGTGTGCTTTCACGGCGATTATACCGCCCCTTATTGGGTCGATCTCAAGGAATGCGAATGTCGCCACACCACTCGTTAGGTAATTAGCCATAAAACCATTAGTGGCGTGCAATGTGTGAGTGTCAATACTTTGTAATTCTGTTAGGTATGCGTTATCGATAAGATTAACGACAGTCCTTTGTGCAATATTAATTGATTTAATTTTTGTTGCTTGTGTGAATGATGCTTGATCAGGGTCTTCTAACCTTAGTCCGAGCATGTCGGTCATTTCAGTTCCGGTCATTTTTCTTTCCTTATTTATTAAGTAGTCTCAGGGGAAGCCGAAGCTCCCCCTAAGAATACGTTACGTTACTGTGTTAAGACTGCGACCCTACCACAACCCATGTTCCACTCGCAACAGTACAGATGTACATTTTGCCAGCACCAACATCGATGTGAATAGAACCCTTAACAGATGCATGAGTAGGCGCACTGGTTCCAGTGTAAAACCTTACACCACCAATTTGGGTGTAAACGAAATCAGTAGCATCTTTTTCGCCCAACATCCCGACCTTTACTTGATCAGAACTTGCTTGTGTCATTGCCATAGTTTACTCCTTATTAGTAAGCTGAAGGTAAGCCTGTTATTTTACCCATGTAGCGAGGAGCAGAACAGGTTAATGCTCCAAGCCATAGAATCTTCGCAACACGAGCGTCTTGATTGACTGGCTTTTGAAAGCCCTCGAATTTGAAGTTTCTCTTTCTGTGATGTCTAAACCGGATGTAGTTCTCATTTAAGAAGAACATCATTCCAGCGGGACAATGATCGTCAACAACAACAGGTGTGCCACGATACAAGAGGTTTGTAAAGCCAGCGTCTGCAAGAGACTTGCTTGAAGCGCCGAAGCGTTTCTGAGCGACTAAACTTTCCTCATAGGCATCGAATACCACTTGAGTTGTTACGATTAATGACGGTTTTTGACCGTCGATAGTTAGAACACCATATGTCTCACGAATCAACTTCTGAATGAAGCTTGCGTGAGTCGTAGTAGTGATATTAGCATACGTTGGAGTACCGGATACAGCTTTTATTGATCCAGCATTCCACCATGTGTAATCTCCACCACTGGTGTCAATTCCACCTAAAGAGCGAGCCGTACCGATCATATGTTGTAGACCAACAAAATCATCGCCACTGCCAGTTTGTGTACCATATAAAGTGTCACCAAACATATCTTTAAGTGATTTTTCAGCATTCTTGACCTTAGCCTCTAATAGATCGATAACTCGTTCCGCACCATCATTCAGAGCATCTTCTCGCCCGGATATAGAGATTGTGGCATAACATTGCTTCCAATCGTATTCTGCATCCGTAAAGACTTCTGTAGGTGAGGTATCAAGTATATCGTATCCAGAGTAGAAACCCTTAGCGTCAGCTTTGGCATATTCTACAGGTTGTAGAACTTTCATACCGGAAGCGCCAGCTTTGGATTTTCTCAAGAGACGGTGTGTCAAGACATTGCTATTGAATATATTATCGACCATAAGAGGAATATATTGATTCTTCGTTAAGGCTGATAAATTATCATAGTTTAAAGCCATTTGACTTTACCCCCTAAATTGTGGTTAATTATTCAAAGAGCTGATAATCCCTAAATGCCACCTCACGTGCATGATCAAAGTCAGGGCTCTTTGTCACAGTTGGACTGTGATCACCCTTTGTCTTACTATCCACTTCAGGTATAGCCTTTAGATCTTCAGCTTCTTTCATTTTCTTCATAGCCTTCATCACGGCGGATTCATCAGATGTTCGAGATTGAGCAAGGATTAGTGCGTCTTCTAAATTGGGAATATCCCTCTCTACCGCCATATCTAACACCTCAGCTATGGCATCGCCATCATCCTTGAGCTCAGGGTGTGCTGTTATAAGAGAGTTTATCTCTTGCGTCACTTGATCCTTCAACTGGATCTCCTGCAACTGAGCTTCTAAAACGTCTACCCTACTATCAGATTTATTACTGACGGTAGGCTGTTCCTGATTATCCACATTGTCTGAAAACTTTACGTCAGACTCTTTAAAGAATTCGTGGTCTTCGCCAAGAATATCTTTCATAGTTTCCACAACTTCCTCGTCTTTCATCACACCACTGATTCTGTCGAGTTCAGTTTTTAACTCGGACTCTCGTTGAGAGACATCCTGAGCTTTCTGAGTGTTACTTTTCTGCCATTCGGACTTGTTATTGGAGTCCTTTATAGCCTCAGATAACTGTTCGGCTGTGTAGATAGTGCCGTCGATTTCAACATCGTAAACACTATCATCTTCCGTAGGAGCTGTATCTTCTTCCGCAAGTTGCTCAGTTTCCTGAGTCTCTGCTTCTTTTGCAGTCGCTTCCTCACTGCTGGCTTCAATTACTTCTGTCGCTTCGTCACTAACTGGTGTAGAAGCATCCTCGATGTCTTCTGTAATTAGTGCGTCAGCAACCTCTCGTGTTACCGATTCTCCGTAAGTTCCACCTTCTATGCTATCAGTCATATTTATTTCCCTATTAGGTTAATTAACAATATGTAAGCACTGTACTATAAGAATATCTAACCGTTACCATATCTAAAATAGGAAAAGCGGTTTCATTATTTAAGTT